AGAGATATATTTATTGGTATAATCTTTACCCATTATGAATCACATCCTTTCTATTTTGGTAATGAGTTTTTGATGTCGTTCGTTTCTATAATGATTTTAAATAAACGCATGGCCCGACTTGCACGGGCTGGCTTTCATAGCGCATACGTCACACGATTATTCACCGTGTAATTCAGCATAGGAGGCTTCGCCTAGCTGACCGCGTTCGACTCCGTGTCGAACACGTTCTTTGATTTCTGACCACTTACCGTCGTTAACGGCTTGCACGCCAGAGCGTTTTGAGTAAGTGAGATACCCACATCATGTGGCTCCATGTTTCCATGAAGATTAGACTGTCCCATCACCATGTTAAAGGTGGAACTATTACAGTCGTTGAACGTCCCGTATTTACGGTTTCGCTGCTGATTGTCCATTGTTTGTGAGGGTTAGCACTCGTTAGAGCTTTTGTTTCAGCATACCTCATCTCAATTATTGTTTCTAGATTTCTCTGACCATGTAGGTTAATTGAGCTTTAGGGGTTTCCAGCAATTTAAGTTCTTTTGACACTAGGTTTCCCTAGTGAAAGCGCATGTGGTCTACGCGTTCGACAACTAAGATGTCTTCGCTTCCGCAATTGTCGCAGGTAGAGCTGATGACATTGACACCAAAGTACATACCTTGACGCATAGCATAGTTGACGATAGCTTCAAGTGAAGCTGGCGATACACCGTAGTTAAATTCGGCGTAAGAGATGTGCCCACCTTTAGCAATGCTATGGAATTCTTTCTCATAATCGATTTTGTCAATCGCACTAGAGTGAATCCATACAGGTTGGTGGAAACTGTTTGTAAGGTAGTCACGGTCTGTGACACCCGGGATGACACCAAATTGTTTGGTGAGGAGTTTTTCCCATGTGAATACGAGAGACTCCGCCAGTTCTCGCATACCCTCGGTTTCCCGATATTTATTAGGGGTTTAGACTATATCATCATCCTTCAATAAGAAGGAGCCGACCGTTTCGGGCTTCACGAACCCTACTCTAGTTATAGATAGTCGTTGGACTTTACTTATGATCGTCTGTGGTTTTGATCAATGATAGCTTTTTCGTCATCATCAATATATCGAAAATACGTTGGTTTTCGTACAGGTTTTTTATTTTTTGCTTGTCGCGCAATTGTGCTTTTAGAGATACCTGTCGCTTTGGATGCTTCTATGATGCTACCGAATGTATTTAGTAGTTCATGTGTGTCTGATGAATATTGATTTACAGGTTTACTTTGTGAATCAGCAAATCCTTTATCGTTTTTACTTAGTCCATCGTCGAAAGCTTTTTGTGTATTTTCGGATATTGTTGTCCAATAAAGATTTTGAATTGAGTTGTTGGTTTTATTGTTGTCTTTATGACCAACAATCGGATAACCATTTGGATTATCAATAAATGTTAACGCAACGTAGCGATGTAGTCTGACTGTTTTATAACCAGATGTGAATCGTAATCCAAGGTATGCGTAACCATTATTTTTATTGATATATGGTTTCTTTTTGATTAGTTGTCCTTTTAGGTGATTTGCTTGGGATATACAATAAATATCGCCATTAGTATCAGCCCAATAGTCAACAGTGTCGGGTATTGGTTTTGCAGTTTTGGGTAGTTTAATCATAAGTCTTAGCACCGGATTGTCTATACGAGTTCCCCGGTTAGCCGATATGTTAGCCGTCATTTCCTACGGTTCCAAAAGTCATATCGACACCCTTTCTAGGTTAAGTCGGTTTTGTCATAGCTGTTACCAGCTAAGCGCCCACGGAGATTTTTTAGGCGTTGAATACACATTTTCGATACCTTATATTTCTATAAGGATTAGACTGTACAATCACCATGTTAAAGGTGGAACTATTACAGTCGTTGAACGTCCCGTTATTACGGTTTCGCTGCTGATCGTCCATTGTTTATAAGGGTTAGCACTCGGTTGAGCTTTTATTTCAGCGTACCTCATCTCAATCATTGTTTCTAAATTTCTTTAACCATGTAGGTTGATTGAGCTTTAGGAGTTTCCAGCAATTTAAGTTCTTTTGACGCTAGGTTTCCCTAGTGAAAGCCCTGTATTGTTAAGGCATACGGATGTTTATCCGTTTGACTACGCTCGATGCGAATACGATTCACATGTTCGAGGAAGTCTGCTTGCATTTGTTTGCGGTCGTCATCTGAAAGGTTTTCCCAATCAGGTCCAACCATGGCGTTGACCATTTCGTAAAGACCAGTGTATCCGATAGACGCTGTTGCACCGTCTAAGAGGCGTGAGTCTTTGACTTGTTGGTCAGGGCGAATACGTTGCCATGCTCCACCTTCACACCAGAAGAGTGGGTTGGAAGATCCGTAAAGGTTTCCGACACGTTCGTATCGCCAGTTTTGAATATCGAAGACCATGTTGCTGTATTTTTCAACAAGGGCGTCGAATTTTGCTTTGTCGAAGTTGCCTTCAGCATCGCGTGCTTCAAGAGCAAACTTGACAGGGTTGATGGACACGGCACCGATATTGAATCGACCGTCGGTAACGTCTTTACCAGTTTCAGGGTCGATAAATGGTGAGAGGTGCGCGCGACACGTGTGATTCCACTGTTACCAGTGGCACTGACTAGATCATCAAGTTGTTAAACTTGTCTTCCGCTTCGGTGTGGATTCATGTCACACCTACATTAAGGAAAGGTTTTCCGCCGCTACATTCATCACGGCTAGTCGATACAGGTTCTATCATGTTTGATAGCTTCCCACGGTCTCATCTTTGAGATTCTCACCAACGACGCTTCCAGAGTCGTTTCATCAAAGACCTAACCGTTAGCTAGATTTCTCTAACCCTCAGTGAATCAAACTGAGTTCAAAAGATTTTACATGGGCTGTCGATTTACATCTACCCATTGGAGCAATCGTTTGTCCGCTACGTTCGTAAACGTCACGGCGGTAATGTTCACCTTCGACATCTTGTGCATCGAAACTCAAATAATCCATAATGGTTATTACTGACTATATCATCATCTCATGTTTGAGAGCTATGCGCTTCCAATATAACCCGCAAGCTATATTGTACTCTACTTGCTATTTGCTTTCGATAGTCGATTGAGGTTCCGTATAATATTATACGGCTTCCCACAGGATTGTACAGTGTAGTTCCCCTGTTAGCCTAATTATTAGTTGTCATTTCCTACAATTCCTTGTCGGTAATTAGACACCGGTTGTTAACCGTTCACATAGTTATTCGAAAGAGGTCGCCCTCTTAAGCCCCAATTACTTTAGGGTAGAGTTTCTTAGATGAACATTCAAGACTTAGTTTGTATAAGTCATAGTTTGGTGATGTTGGATCACCGTTGATTTCGCTTCGATACATGAAAACGAGTTTAGGGAAGACATCGCGGTTGTCTGGTGACATGCGGTCTTCTAAGATGGCGCGTGTGATTTCACGACCCCATTTACTTGTATCTATACCAAAGCTGATGGTTGTAAACATGTTGGTCCTTTATTTTCATAAAGGCATAGACTATATCTTAGGTACAATGACCTGAGCGCTTCCATTTATGGGGTTCTCACCCACTGCGTATCAATAGCAGCCGTACTTCTATTGTGGACTTTCACCACCCACTACGGGAATAGTCGTTACACGTTCTCTTATTGGATGTTAAGAGCTTCGCACGGGATTACCTCTGACCGTTTCTGGTTGTAGGCTCTCTTATCAGCATATTCGTCCTCGATTGAGGTTGCATTTTTATCTTATTTCTGCTTTGCCCGTTAGCCTTCTTTTCGAAGACACCCTTGATAGGTTCACTTTCGTTGGCCCCTTACTTAAGGCGTTTGTCCAAGTGCGTTCTGTGTTTGAGCTAGTTCGTACGTATAGCTTTGAACGCCCTGTCTAATTTCTTTGAGTGTTTTATCAGTTGCGTAACGTTCGGCATCTGCAATACCGTATTCTTTAGCATCGTTTAAGTAATGCTGATATGATTTTTCAGCATAAGGCGCTAAAGTACTATCGATGTGGTTCACCGTAAAACCCAATAATGTTCCTAATAGAGCGTCAATCTATTAGCGTGAGCGAATCACAGCTTGTCCTTTCAGACAAGTTCAGATTAAATCTTCATCCTATGTGTATAGGAGCTACATTTTTCTTCCGTCATGTGACTTACGGATTTACTCTCCCTCAAGGAGATAATCGTTGGGGGTGTGCCATGGATGTTTCTTTAGGTCACGTCCCTGCTAAATGCCCATTGTTTGCGAGGGTTAGCACCACGAGTGTGGCTTTTGTTTCAGCTTACCTCATTCTCAATGCTTTTTTCCGTCTTTCGACAACCGTTCAGCTTAGCGTTTCCACTTACTGTTTAGGTGATTGAGTCTTTAGGGTGTTGCAAGCATTAAATGTAGGAGCACGCACTCATTACTGAATACGCGGGTCGTTTCTTACCAAATTGGTTCCCAGACGCTGCGATAGTTACGCTTGATAAAATGTCAAAGGCTGATGACACGTGTTTTGGTTCATGTGTCGTTTTGTTGTTGATTCGGAAGGCATAGAACCCGTCTTCGTGTTCTTTATCCTTCATCAAGTGTTCTAAGTCGAAGAGGTCACAGTTAAATGTGTCCTTATAGAGGTCACCCAAATCCGCTTGGGTGTGAGCTGACTATATCATCATCCTAGTCGTTACTTAGGATGCCGCATTTTGGCTATTACACGATTTATCTCGTCCTAATCTCAGACGATGACGAACCTGTTTCTTTCACCAGGGGCTACTCTACTCGGTTATTCTCTATGAACCAATTATTCATAGATATCCTTTCGATAGTCGATTAACGTTTATGACTAGCATAAGTCGCACAGGATTCTTTCGTTCCCTGTTAGCCGTTCCTTTCGTTATCATTTCCTATAATTACTGTGTCGTAGGAACGACACCCCTTTAGCCTTTCGGCACGGGTTAACGCGGTTTTTCCATAGTTCGTTACCGAACTAGGCCACAATTTGTTCATGGATATAAATGTAACCTTCTTCGTGAGCTTTCAACCATTCAGGGTTCAAGACGTGACGCATGAGTTTCTTCATGGTCATTTCATTGATGAGAGCTGATTTGGTTGAAATCACTTGCGAATCTTTGTTAGCATTCTCATTGTATGAACCGAAGCGCAAGCCTTCCGCCTCATTTTGTAATTCATGAAATGCGGTCGCTCGGTCACGTTGAGCTTGCCAGTAACGTTTATAGGCTGTATAGGTTGGCAAATCAACCTTTTTCAAGCCTCCCATGACGAAACGGTGGAGATCACTCGTTGCAACAGTGTCATGGTATTTGGATGTATCGAGCCAGTGCGCCACTTCCGACAAGACATCGTGCAATTGCTCTTCGGTCAATTCTTTACCGATTGATTTTGCGGCCTTTTGACAGGCGTCTTCGATGTATTTGGCGTTGAAGTCGGAGACAATTCCGGTCTTCGATACAACCTTCAATCGATTGAGGTCAGAAACCTTCAATGATTGTTTTTGTTTATGATAGTCTTCGTAAGCTTTTGCAACATCAGCATTGACTTTGCGAGCCGCTTCGATAGCGGTGAAGTGCAAGTCTTGCGGAAGAAGAACGGATTGAGCTTCAATGTATTTATACACTTCTGTCTCAATTTGTTTGAGTTCATCATCCGTGAGTGTGTAGTGGATGTCTGATGCAGCAGCTTGCAAAGCTGTCAATAGTTTTGTCATTCGAAACGGTTCTACACGACCGTCTTTCTTGACGACTTCGATATTTGTTAGCATGGGCTAACTCCTTTCCTTATCGCGGGATACGGGTTGTCCTTCGCGAGTAATATTGTTTGTGTTTACACAAACAATGACCGGGGTTTCTCAACTTTCGGTCACTTTTATTATATCATGGTTTGTGTTTATTTGCAATGTTCGTGTCGTTTCATGATGGTCAAATATCATTCTGTAATTTCCGAACGTTTAGCCCGAAAGTAAGTGATTTTAACATTTGGATTGGTCAAACGTTCGGGACATCCCGAACAATGGCCCAAAATGGATGAAAAATACGATAACATTCGTAGATTTTGGCCGTTTTGGGAGTATTTGGACAAATTTGGAGAAATTTGGATTCCAATTTGGATTAAATGTTAGCGCTTACAAGCGCTGGTATGACTGACTTTCTCTACTAACTCTTATTTTTTTGAAAAAAAGTTAGAAAAATTTTGATGAGTGGTCAGAAAAATTTTTTTTGTGAAATCGATGCTTTGATGTTCAAACAATCAAAAATCCCTTTATACCGGGATTTGAGAACGCTTTCAAAAAATCCAAATTTCAATCCAACTTCGTCCAATTCACAAACTTGGTGGGTATAATAAAAATGCCAACGTTCGGATTTTACTCCACGTCAGATTTTGACACATTGTAGAAGTTTCCGTCAACTTCGATTTGATACTGATGTTTCGTTTCACTAACGATTTTGGTTGTTACCTTTTCTTTCAATTTCCAGTTGTCTACTTTTTCATCAAATGTGATGAGTTTGCCCACCCTCGTGATGGTATAGGCGTCTTTTGGCTGTAATTGTTTTGCTGTCAGTTCTTGTGTGAAGCCATAGCCAGCTGTGAGGAAAGCCACAAATACGACACAGGTTGCAATGGCCGGTAACTTGGTTCCAAAAATTGCCTCATCAGCATCTTTAACGCTTAGGATCCAGGCTCCGACCCCCATGATAAGCACGATGAATGCCACGACGGTTAGTACCGCATAACTCGCATCAGTTAACAAAAATTTATACATATTAGTTATTTCCTTTCTTAATATCAGTTTTCGAAATTTGGTAATAGTTACCATGGTACTCTGCTTGATAGGCGTCTTTACTTTCACCGATAACCTTTACGGCAACTTTCTTTTCAAGCGTCCGATTGTTCGTTTTTCGCTCAAATTGGATAATATTTCCGTCTTTCGACACGTCATATTGTTCGGTTATGGATGACCTGTTCGCTTTGATCATATCGGGGATAGTTATAAATAAAGATATAATATCTTTAGAAAATATTAATATCTTTATCGGTGAAACTCAACCTAGTGGTTGAGGCT